AAAGGTCGCGCCGGATGGTGAATTGAAGCATGGCAAACTCTCGGACCAAAAGTACAGCAACAAGGCTGATACCTATGGTCAGATCCTCGCACTGACTCGGCACGACATCATCAACGATGATCTCAACGCGTTCATGGATATCCCTCGTCAAATGGGACGCAGCGGTGCTGAGTCGATCGATGAGCTGTTCTTCACGCTGCTGCTCAAGAACACCGCGTTCTTTTCGTCGGCCAACGGTAACCTGCTCGCAGGACCTGACACTAAGTTCGGCCCTGATTCCCTGACCATTGCTAAGACCACCTTCCGTAAGCAGAAGGTTGGACCAGGCAACAAGGCCAAGGATCAAAAGCCAATCAACATTCGGCCTGAGTTCTTAGTCGTTCCCGTCGAGATCGAAACCGATGCGGAACTGCTGATGGGCTCGGCGCAGTTGATGATGGATGCCCAAGGGACGCCGACCAAGATTCCAGTCGACAACCCTCACCGCAACAAGTATCGCGTTATTTCAACGCCGCACTTGTCGGACAGCTACTACCAGGGAGCCAGCGGCTCGGCTTGGTATCTGTTCGCCAATCCAAATGTGCTCCCTGCGTTCGAGATCGTGTTCCTCAATGGTCGACGTACGCCGGTCATCGAGCGCGTTGAAATGCCGGCCAACACACTTGGCATGGGCTTCCGTTCTTACATCGACTTCGGTGTGAACTCGCAAGACCCACGCGCCGCTGTGAAGGTCACCGGCGAGTAAGCCTCCACTCCTGTCCGTTCCGAAACCAACCATTTTTCGTCCTCCAGGATTCCATAGTCCATGCAAGCTCAATTCGTTCATGACGGTAAGGCCGTCGATTTCACTCCCACCGTTGATGTCGCGGTTGGATCAATCGTGATCCAAGGTGACCTAGTAGGCATCACCAAACGCGACATCAAAGCCGGCTCGCTAGGCTCCATCGCTGTGGAAGGTGTCTTTGATATTCCCAAAGACCCCGCTCTGGCTGTCGAGTTCGAAGCTGGCACCAAAGTCTACGTTGACGAGGATGGCAGCGTCGTCGCTGACGATGTTGGCACCAAGTATCTCGGCAAAGTCGTGACTGATGCAGCCGCCACTGATTCCTTTGTCCGCGTTCGCCTGAGCCAGTGATGAGACACCGTGAGCAACAACGCACAAATCATAAACATTGGAGCGATCCACGTTGCTGACGGCACGACTGTCGACTTTGTACCTGAGGTTGATGTGCCTGCAGGTTCGATCGTCGTCGTGGGAAAGCTTGTGGGCATCGCCAAGTTTGGGATTGGTGCGGGCTCACGAGGCAGCATCACGGTTCGCGGCGTCTTCGATGTCGTGAAAGACCCAACCACCAACATTCCCGCTGGAACGATCCTTTACTGGTCGCAGATCAGCTGGCATGTGGTCAAGAACGCTTACGCCCATTCGATGATCGGCAAAGCCATAGAAGCCGCGCCGCCAGGCACACTCACAGTCCGTTTACGTTTGAGTCAATAGATGATGGCATCAATTGCAAAAGTAACTATCGATCGAGCTCGCGCAACGCAGTCCTTGCGGATGGCCAATGGTCTAGTCAGCCAATGGCTCTCGGTGGGCGAGTTCCGAAGCTGCTTTTGCGTGGCAAGCCAGTCAGTTCCATCGGCATGGATCATCGAAGGTCGTTTACCCAACGGCGATAACGTTCAACTTGCCAGTTATGAAACCGACTTGTTTGATCCGGCCAACCCACGCTACGGCACGATGAAGGCCATGTGTGGGCTGCCAATTCGATTCGTTGCGTCAACACCTCAAACGAACGCGCGATTGTGGGTGGTATTCAAGAGTTAGCGACGACTACCGCTGGCCCGCACCAGGGGCACGAGTTGGGCCTCGGCTCTCCAAACGATCCTTGCGTTTGCGGTCCAGCGTTATTCGTCACCATCAATAGTTTTAGCAACGAGCTCAATATGATTCATAAACAATTGATTTCAGCCTGTGCACTGATGCTGTTCGTATTGGCTGGCTGCGATTCGGGCGTCGTCAATGTTCGTGCATTACCAACGCCTGAGCCGGAGCAGCCGCCAGCGAACCTGCCAGTGCAATTGCACCAGCGCAATTGGACGGGTTCGCTTGGTCAAGGGAGCTGCGTTCATGCCTCGCTCGTGAACCATCTGCGTTGGCTTAACAGATTCGAGCTTGGCGAACGCTGGCGAACGACCTATGCCGACGGCGAGTGGGACTCACGTCTGCGTGATCGCCTCGATGCGGCTGGCATCGACTACAGCTACACGCTCAAAGCCGATCCCCGCTTCCTGGATTGGGCCAGCGCAACCAGGCGAGGAGCGATCCTCTGGTGGAAGCCGGCGCATTGCTGCACGTTCGTCGGTTGGATCGAGCGCGATGGGAAGCAATACGCAGCGATTCTTGACAACAACTATCCGGGGCGATTCGAACTCACGCCTCGTGAACAGTTCATCCGCTTATGGGCAGGCTACGGAGGCTTTGCCTTAACTGTTCTCAATGATCCAAGCAGTTCACTGCCTTACCAAAGTTATGAGGTTCTGTAATCACCATGATCAACGATACGATTCGAATTCGCTTAAGTTTAGGCCTGATCGTGGTGGCAATCGTCCACGCGATTCTCCTGGGGGTTGTCCTAACGACCGTTCACTATAAGCCGGTCCAAGCACAATCTCAGCAACGTTGGAGTGTGCCGAGCCATCAGCCATCGGTGCCGAGCGTCGGTGCAATTGAAAAGCTTGAAGAGCCGCAGTCGGTGAACTTGCAGGCCCAGGGAGAAATCAAGCAACAGATCCGCAACTGTCCGCCGAATTGCCTACCACAACGCGTCTATCCCGCGCCGGTGGTAGTTCAGCCCACAATCGTGCAACCGACCGTCGTTACGCCAACTGTGACGCCTACAGTGGCCCCACCGGTACCTGCTACGCCCAACTTCGCAGACGCAACGCAGCCAGCTAAAGAGCCGCTGGTTGTTACGCCAGTCTCTAACCCTGCTTCCCCTCCACCGAAGAAGAGTTACCAGATCGCCCTGTTCGTTAACGCCGATGCGACAAGTCAGCGACTCCAGGAGTGGTTCACGCAGAACAAACAGCTAGCAGCGCTCAAGGAAAGCTGTGAATTCCAGGTCTACACAGCGACCAATGCAATCTACAAGACGCGTTACGCCGACATTGTGCCCGCGGAGCAGTTCCCTGTTGTCCTGTTCCAAGATGCGACTGGCGGACACATCCATGCAGCTGGTCGATCGATGATTCCGAGTACCCCAGAGGATCTCTATTCAGACCTCCGTCACGGTTACTTGCTTTACAAGCAAGCCAAGCAGGCACAGAAGACCGGGGCGGTCAAAACCAAAGGCTACTCCTGGGACGATGCGATCACCCCAACGCTCTATCTATCGGCTGAGGATTGTCCCGATGGCTACTGCCCGACGCCACCCTCTGAGGATCGTCGGCCTCTGGATCGAGTCCGCGACTTGTTCGATGGCGCTAAAGACACTCGCAACGCACTGATGTGGCTCTCAGCGGGCGAGATCGCAACGGTCGCGCTCATTGGAATTGCAGCCGTGTTGCTGGTATTCATTTTGATCAAACGCGGCATTAGCTGAGCGCTGCCCTAACCCAATCCATCTTCCTAGTGAGGTTCTAATCAAACATGTTACTAACTATCGCCATCATTGTGGTCGTTGTCCTTCTTGCAGTCGCTCTCCTTCCCGTGAAGAAACGCGAACCAGAGCAACTCAGGCAAGCTTCGCCGGTCGCCTTCCTAACCCCAGAGCCAGCAAAACCAGTTCGCCAAACAACGGTTCGTCAGCAACAGCTCGATGAAGAGGCGACCGCCGTTGCCTCTGAATACCAACGACGCGCTGACGCAGTTTGGTTGGAGGAAGTGCGTGGCAAGGCATCGAAGCTGCTCAGTGGGGAACAACGATGATCGGCTGGCTTCTGTTTTTTCTTGTGTCGCTAACACTGTCGTTTGTATTCGGAACGATCACCGGATTCTACATGCGATCAGCAGCCGATCCGGCTCGGATTGGAACTGCTGCGATTGGCTCAATCACAGGCCTTTTGTTGCGACTATTCCCAATAAAAAAGGAAGAGTCATGACCGACATGCTTCAGAAAGGCCAGGAGTGGCTTGCCTCAAAACTCACCCAACACGCATCTCGCCAAGTTGTATATCGCCGAGGGGAACTGGGAGTCACGCTCCAGGCAACCATCGGCAAATCGATGTACGACCAGGACGATGGCGAGGGCATTGTGACTCGCAGCCAGGTGCGCGATTTCCTGATTGATACCTATGCACTGCTATCGTCGATCATCGGAACGCTGCCACGCCGAGGTGACACAATCGTGGAGATCGATGGCGAACACACCTTCATCTTTGAAGTGATGGCCCTTGGTGGCGATCCACCTTGGCGCTACAGCGATCCATTCCGTTTGAAACTTCGAATCCATACTAAACAAATCGAATCCCATCCGTCATGACGACAGTTTTACAAGTTGCCGATAGCGTAACCGCCCAGCTCAATGCCGCCGATTTCGATTTTGAATTCGTTGCCGAACGCATGTACGTTCCCAACTTCGACCTTGAAGACATGAAGGAACTCCGCGTAACCGTTGTGCCTCGCGATGTTGAACTATTTCCTCACGACCGCGCCCACAACAAATACCACTGCCGCGTTGATGTAGCTGTACAGAAGAAGTTTTCAAAGGGAACCAACGAAGAGATCGATCCGCTTGTGGATCTTGTGGAAAAGATCGCTGATGAGTTTCGCTTGAAACGGCTCGATTCGTTTCAAGCCGCAAGGTGTATCAAAGCAGAACACGCCGTTCTGTACTCCAGCGAACACTGGGAGCAGTTGCGTCAGTTTACAAGTTTGTTGACATTAACCTTTGAACTGGCGCGATGATCAAGATCACGGTCCGAACTCAATTCGATAAGCAGAAGCTCAAGAAGAAGGCGGAAACAGCGACCTTCACTTCTCTGAGCGAAGCTGGCGGTGCGGTTCGAAAGACGGCCAAGCGGAGCATTCGGAAACGTAAGAAGGCATCGAAGCCTGGAAGCCCACCGAATACACAGACAGGCATGCTCAAGCGAGTGATTCGCTACGACGTCACCAACAACCGAACCGTTGTCGCAATCGGTCCTGTGAACGAGATCGCTGGACGTATTTGGAACTTGCATGAATTCGGTGGCGTGGCAACTAAGCGTCGCAAGCTCAAGCCTCATCGATTCAAGGTTGGTGAGCACGGTCCGATTCGCGCCATACAACACGGAAGCAAGACCAAGTTTGCGAGGATTGAACTGCGAACCGGAGCTCAGGCGAATCGAGCCACTCGTCTAATTGCAGAAGAGAACGAGCGACGCAGTGACAACAAGCCTCGCCATTATCCCAAACGACCATTCATGAAGCCGGCACTGGAAGCCAATCGGAGTCGGCTCCCCACGTTCTGGGCCAACTCAGTCAAGTAAACGTTCGCCATAAGGAATCACTCACAATGCCAGAAGTCAAACTCGGTCTCGAAGCCATCCTCACTATCGACGGCGTCGAGATCACCAACGTCAAGGATTTGACAGTCAGCCTCGAGAAAGCCGAAGCCGATGCTAGTACTCGCGCGAACAACGGCTGGCGTGCCACTGTGGGAACACTCAAAGATGCGTCAATCGAGTTCGCGGTGCTCAACAAAGAAGGTGACTCGGCCTTCGGTCTGCTTCAGGGCCTGTGGAGCAGTGGCGATCCTTGTGATGTCGGCATCAGCGACGCTGGTGGAACGCTCACACTGACCTGCGAAGTGATGAACTTCAATGTCAATCAAAACCTGGAAGAGGTCATCTCCGCTGACGTAACTCTCAAGCCGACGCAGTCGAGTTCCGGTGGTGGCATGAATGTGGGACCTGGCTTGGCTGGTCCTTGATCGCTGGCGTTGTCATTCGAAATCACGGATTAGTTGTACTCAAGGAGTCATCATGCAGAAGTTTGTAGACCGCGCCGGTCGCATTTGGATTGTGGATATCGACAACACGACGTTGCGCCGCGTGAAGACTCTCACCGGCGTGCATCTGCTGGAAGCGATCGACGGTGATTTGATCACGCGACTCTCGACCGATCCATTGCTCCTAGGCGATGTGCTCTTTGCAATCTGCAAGCCGCAAGCGGACCAGCAACAGATCACCGACGAAGCCTTCGGCGAGGGGCTCGCTGGCAATTCGATCGACGATGCAACCGGAGCACTCCTCGAGGCGTTGATCAACTACTTCCCGGAGTCGCGACGCCGTCTTCTGCGGAAGGCGGCCGAGAAGCAGAAGCTGATCGAAACTCGGGGGATCAGTGCGATCGAGAAGCGACTGGACGATCCGAACTTGGTCGACAAGCTCGTCGAAGATCTCGAACGCAAGCTCGCTGTGCCGATATTGAGCGACTCATCGTCCGACTTGCCGGCATCGTCGGAGTCGATCCAGGTCCCTTAACACTTCGCCAACTTGTGCTGATGGCTGAGGCCAGACGCCAACACGATTGGAATGTCGCGAGCACGATCATGGCACTGATGGCCGAGATGAATCGCGATCGCAAGAGGCGTCGCAAGCCATTCAAGCCCGACGACTTCAATCCCTACGCAGACCAAAAGCCAATCGTTGCTCGCGGAACTGTTGAGCAAGCAGCAGCGATGCTCGGTGCTAACTTTCAACCAAGAACGTCAGAGTCGCCATGTCCCAAGTCAGAGCTGGAGGAGCCTACGTCGAGCTGACCGCGAGGAGCGCCCAGTTCCTCAAGGGACTCGAAGCTGCGCAAAAGCGGCTCAAATCGTTCGGTGCGTCCACGAGACTGGTCGGCACCAAACTCACAGGTCTTGGTGTCGCGGCAGCCGCACCTGTGGGAGCTAGCCTCGCCGTCTATACAAGTTTCGATGATGCGATTCGGGCCGCTGGTGCAGCCGCCAATGCAACGGGGGCGACATTGGAATCGCTTCGTAACAAAGCCAAGCACCTGGGAGCCACAACCAGCTTCTCGGCCAGTGAGGTTGCTTCTCTGATGACTGAACTCGGTCGAGCCGGTTTCTCTCCCAAGCAGATTGAAGAGATGACCGGTGCGGTCATGAATCTAGCCAGAGCCACTGGGACAGATGCAACCGTTAGCTCGGGGATCATGTCAGCCACGATCCGTCAATTCAGCTTGGAAGCGACCGATGCTGTGCGAGTCTCCGATCGATTGACCGCAGCGGCCAATATGTCCTTCAACTCGGTCGAGTCCCTTGGGGAGGCGCTGCAGTACGCTGGTCCCGTGGCAGCTGATGCCAACATGAGCCTCGAAGAAACACTGGCTATTCTTGGAACGCTCGGCAACCTCGGCATTCAAGGTAGTGAAGCCGGTACCGCGTTACGTCGATTGCTCACCCTGAGCGCGGCAGAGTCTGAGAAGTTTCAAAAAGTATTCGGCGTTGCGACTAAGGATGCCCAAGGGAATGCTCGCGACCTTGTGGACATTCTTGGTGAAGTTGCCACTGCATCAGCCAACATGGGAACTGGTGATCGCGCCCAAGCCTTCAACGAGGTCTTCGGTTTGATGGGCATTACCAGTGCTTCGGCCATTGGAAAGACTGTCACCGACACCAAGAAGCTGCTTGCCGACCTGAAGAAGTCAAATGGTATCGCCGACAAGACCGCACGCGATATGGATGCTGGGATCGGTGGCGCGTTCCGAATCTTGAAAAGCTCGATCGAGGGCGTGGCCATTGCGATCGGCGAATCGCTCGACCTCTCAGTCACAAAAATGATGAACGCAATCTCTCGGGCTCTCTCCGGCCTGATTGAATGGATTGGCAAGAACCAGGAAGTGGTCAAGAAGGTCGCTCTCATAGTTGCCGGTGTCGTTGCTGTCGGCGCGGCTTTCATCGGTATTGGCAGCGCTGCTGGTGTGGCCGCGTTCGCTGTTGGTGGGCTAGCTTCGATGTTCTCACTAGTGGGAACAGCGATCGGTGTCCTGGTAACCATGATCGGCGCTCTGTTCACACCTATCGGACTTGTTGTCGCTGCAGTTGCCGCACTGGGTGCCTACTTCGTCTACTCATCCGGCATCGCTGGCGAAGCGATCGAGTATTTGAAAGGCGTCTTCGAAACGCTGAAGGCTGATACGATCAAAGCCTTTGGTGCGATCGCCAACGCGCTTGCTGCCGGAGATATCACCGCAGCAGCCAACGTTCTGTGGACCTATCTCAAGCTTCAGTGGATCAAAGGCACAACTTATCTCAAAGGAGTGTGGGCCGACTTCACCAGTTACCTGTCCGATGTTTGGGGCGACACCGCTTATGCGATTGGCGATGTGCTGATTAGTGCCCTATCAGGACTTGCAAGCGTATGGAATGCGACGCTCGGTTTCATGGCAGATGGTTGGACAATCCTCACGACCTCGGTACAGAAGGGGTGGAACTCGACAATCGGATTTCTGAAAAAGGGATTCATTCGATTGCGTGAGCTGGTGGATATCGCCGGCGATGTTTCTGTGCAAATTGGTGGCGTGCTCATCAATGCGCTTGCAGGCGTAGAGACCGCCTGGGTCGAAACGATTGACTATCTTGCCGACACATGGTCGGTATTCGTCGCGCAAGTCAAATCGATGTGGAACTCGACCGTCGGCTTTCTGCGCAAGGCCTGGATCAAGCTGAAGTCGCTATTCGACGATGATGTGAATGTCGAAGTTGAAATGGCCAAGATCGATAAGGAGATCCGAACGGCCGACGAAGCTGAAGAAAACAAGAAGCAGCAAGCCATCGCCGATCGCATGAAGCGGCGCGACGCACGCAAGCAACAGATCGAATCCAATCGTGTGCAAATGCAGGAAGGAATCAAGCAGCAGCTTGTGGAACGTCGCAAGGCCCGAGCGGGGCGTGATATTGATGCCGAGATGGCTGTCATTGATCAAGAGACGGAAGCGAAGAACAAAACTGTTGATGCATCGAAAGAGGAGCAGTTCAAAGAGAACGAAGCGGCGGGTCTCACACGACAAGAGACTATCGATGACACGTCCGCTGGCGTTCAAAAGAATCTTGATCAGATGCGTGAAGAGGCTCGCATTGCACGCGAAGCCGGTCGCCAGTCGCCAGAAGATCGTGCAAAGGAGCGTGACCTGCAAGTAGCCGCAGCTCAAGCGGAGTTCGATGCGGCCGTAGAAACAGCCAACGCAGCCAAACCCCAAGAACCAGCTCCCGCTAAAGAACCTGGTCCTCCGCTTCCCGATATGCCAGCTCCTCCGAAGCCCGGGGCTCTGAAGGTTCCCAAAGTTGAAGTGGATGGCATCAAAGATCCAAAACTGAAGCCGCCCAAGAAGAAGGATCTTAAGCTTGGTCTGGATCGGTCGGCTAAGGATTCAATGGATCGATTCTCCGATG